CATGTTCTTCCGGTCGGCGACATCCACATCACCGAGAAGATGATGCAGGAGGAGCGCGGCCTTATCGAGAATTTCTTTCTGACGCCGCTGTTCAAAACGCTGATGCAGAATCCGAACATGACGGCGACGCAGGTGGTCGAATTGATCAACGAGCGCGCCATGCTGGTGGCGCCGACGCTCGGCCGTCAGCACAGCGAATACGTCGGCGGCCTAGTTGAGCGCGAACTCGACCTGCTAAGCCGGATGCGCAAGCTGCCGCCGATGCCAGGCGTGCTGCGCGAAGCCGGCGGGCGCTACGAGCCTACCGACACGTCGCCGCTTGCTCTGCAGGCGCGCGCCAGCCAGGCCGCCGGCGGGCTGCGCACGCTCGATGTAGCGCATCAGATCGCCATCAATAGCGGCGACAACTCGGTCTACGACCATTTCAATTTCGACGTGATGCTGCCGGAGATCGGCGAGCTCAACGAAATGCCAACCCGCTGGACCGCAACGGCCGAGCAGCTTGCCGCCAAGCAAAAGAACCGCGCGAAGCAGATGCAGCAGCAGGCGGCGATCCAGGCGCTACCGGCGCAGGCAGCCATGGTCAAGGCGCAGGCCGCCGCCGCGAAATCGCAACCCCTCGGCGGTACGCCCGTTGGCGGCCAGCCGCAACCGCAACCCGCCGCAGTATGAACCCGTTTGCCAAGAAGGTCGCCGGCCAGATCGAGCAGATGTGGCAGTGCCGCGTGCTGCGCGCGTCGCACGGCAAGCTGCGCCAGGTGGTGCTGGTCATGCTCGCCAAGGAATACGCGGGCGCAATGCCGGTCCTGTTGCGTGTCGCGTTCCCTGGGTTTCAAGACTTGTCGCGGCCGATGCTTACCGGTTATGCAACCATCGTGTGGTCGGGCCACATGGTCTGCGATCTGATGGACCGTGATGGCATCATCAAAAGAGAAACGATCTACGGCAGCGTTGATGAGTTTATCGGCGAAGTGCGCCGGCTAGCCGACTTGCTGAAGCTCAACGACAAGGACCGCGAGGAAATGTTCGTGACCTTGCAAAAGTGGGTTGTTGCCGATCGCCGCATCAACCACGAAGGCCGGAGGCGCGCGTCGTGAGGGCGGCGAGCGTGCAAAGCCTCATTGACCGCCTGCGCCTGCGCAAGCGCAATTACACGTCGCTCTTTTCGCCCGGCGCGCCCGGACATGACGCGCTTGCCGATCTCGCCCGCTTTTGCCGCGCCTATGGCGATGACGTGGTGATCGGCGACCACGATCGCACGCTCGTTCTCGCCGGCCGCCGTGAGGCGTTCTGGCGGATTGTCGACCACTTGAACCTGCAGCCCGAGGAGCTTGTCCACGTCTACCGGGCTGTGCGCTTAGGAGAAGCTGCATGAATGAGACGGCATCCGCCCCTGCGCCTGCGCCCGCCCCGCCGCCGGCTCCCGCCCCGGCACCGGGCCCTGCTCCGCCGGCGGCTTGGTATGAAGGCAAGGTTGACCCGGCGACCATCGGATTCTGGCAGAACAAAGGATTGAAGATCGACGATCCGGTTGCGGTCGCTGCCGGGCTCACCAAGCATTACCAGGAAGCCGAGCGCTTCATTGGTGCGCCGCCGGACGAGCTGATCCGCGTGCCAAAGCCGAACGCGGCCGAGGCGGACATGCGCTCCTATTGGGGCCGCATCGGCGTCCCGGCCGAGCCGAAGGACTACGATCTCAGCACCGTCAAGAGCGCCGAGGGGAAAGAGCTTGAGCCAAGCTATTCCGACTCGATCCGGGCGGCGCTGCACGCCGGCCGCGTGCCGAAGCAGTATGCGGCCGATGCCGCCAAGGGATTGGTCAAGATCAGGGATGACGAACGCGCCGCTAAGCTTGCGGAGAAAACTGCGCATATCCAGCAGGAGACGGAAAAACTTGATCGTAATTGGGGCACCCGCAAGGACATCAATACGGTCATTGCTCGGACTGCGCTGGAGAGGCTTGGCGAAGCGGCGGGGTTGACGCCGGAGCGGCGTGCGGCCGCGTGGGATGCACTGAGTACATTGGGCGGAATCGGTGGAGCTGATGCTTGGGAAATGCTGCGCATCATCGGCTCGCGCATGGGCGAGGCTCCCTACGTCGGCAGCGAGCAGTTAGGCATGGGTGGAACCATGTCGGCGGCTCAGGCCGCAGCGGAAATCGAAAGTCTTAAACGCGACGAAGCATTCCGGGCGCGCCTGCTCAAGGGCGATACGGAATCGAAACGCAAGTGGGACAACCTGCACAAGGTTCGTGATGCCCACCTGATAATGAGCAGGGTGGCCTGATGAGCGACGAATCGCAACAGATCGAATGGAGGGCTCCCATGTATAAGGCGGTCGAGTGGTTTTGCTGGGGCCTGTGCATGGGCATGGGCTGGGCCATTGCAGCGAATGTGTTGAATTTCATTGCGACATTCATTCACGCTTCGCACTAGTCCCGGTACGTTGAGTCGAAATTCGGGGGCGTGTAAATCGCCGCTCCATTGAGACCCGAGTGTTGCCGGCGCCCCCCATTCGCCTAACGGCGGCAAGGACAAGCACCGGCCGGGAGTAACGGCCCCTTCGCCGGGCAAGCCGTAAGCTATCCGACTCATCGACCCCGCGTCGCTGCGGACAAGTCGTCAGTCACGTTGCAACCCTTTTGCAATGGGGCAGTCCATGACGACGACTCCGTATCCGACCGCGAACCTGGGTTTGTACCCGGACTTTACTGCGCAGTATTCGAGCAATCTTGAATTGCTGCTGCAGCAGATGCAGTCCGTGTTGCGCGGCCACGTCACCGAACAGGGCGGCTTGGTCGGCAAGATGGCGAGCCCGGTCACGCAGTATTCCAGCGTGACGATGAAGGCTCCGCGCGGTCGGTTCTCCCCGATCGACCACACCAACCCCTACAGCATTCGGCCGTGGATGTTTCCGCAGCCCGGCGAGATCGCTGAGCTCATCGACTCGTTCGACAAGCTGCAGACCATCGTGGACCCGACCAGCGGCTACGTGAAGGCTGCTGCCGCGGCTACCGGCCGATATTGGGATGACGGCATTATCGCTGCCGCCACCGGCACCCGGCAGATCGGCACCGACATCGGCAGTCTGACGCCGGACACGTACTCGACGACCCTGTTCCAGGTAGCGTCGACCTTCGGCTCATCGGCGGCGTCGGGCCTGACCGTCGCCAAGCTGATCGAGGCGCGGCGTATCCTGCGCCACTTCCACAACGATCTGGACTCGGACCCGCCGACCATTGTTATCGGCTCGCAGCAAGAGGCGGACCTGCTCAACCAGACACAGGTTGTATCGACCGAGTTCAACGACCGGCCGGTGCTGGTCGACGGCCGGCTGCGCCGGTTCCTCGGCTACGACATCGCCGTGTCCGAGCGGCTTTCGCAGTCTGCCAGCGTCCGCACCGCCATCGTGTTCGTGCGGTCGGGTATCACACTCGGGCTGTGGAAAGACATGGAGAACTACATCGACATCCGCGCTGATCTCAGCGGCCGGCCTTGGCAGTTGACCACGCAGACGATGTTCGGCCCGGTGCGCACGCAGAACGGCAAGGTCGTGTCGATCCTCTGCAGCGACTCAACCGGCAACGACATCACCCCGTAAGGAGCGAAGGCAATGGCAAACGATACCGTCAAATCGCAGTCGCTCACGTATCTCGACACCGTTCCGATCATCGAGAGCAATGCCGGTAATGGTGCGGCGGCCCGGCTCTGCGAGGTGGATGACTACTGTGCGGCCACTGCGGCCGGCCTCGCGTCGAGCGGCAGCTATTACAAGCTGCTCCGCATCCCGAGCTTCGCCCTGGTCAAGTCGGTGATCCTGGCGACCGACAGCGGCCCGAACCTTAACGGCTCGCTCTGCCTTGATCTCAGCCTGATCTTCTCGGACTCGGCCGATGACGGCACGCCGTCGTTCCTGCAGGGTCTCATCCCGACCAACGCCAACACCGGCGGCACGACCACGATCGCCAGCTACTCCAACCCGAACAAGATTTTCGGCCTGTGGAAGCCGAGCGCGAGCGCCAGTGCCATCAACTTCACCGAGTTCATGCTCAACGGCCTCGGCACAAGCTACGCCTTCACGTCGAACTTCATCTACTACCCGCTGTTCCAGTTGTTCGGCTTTACCGACGCTCGCGGCATCGCATCTGACCCCGGCGGCTATTTCGACCTGATGGCGTATGTGTCGACCGGCGCAACAACCGGCGGCGCCTGCAACATCTACGCGAAGGTCCGGTACGCGATCTAAAAGGGAGCCTGACGAATGACTGCAGTCTCCTTCTCCATCAGGCGCGGGGTGCCGGGCACGCAAATGTCCGACATCACCGTCGGCACGTCTGCGCCCGGCACGCTCGACATCGAGCTCCGGTTCAATGTGCTCGATGCGAACAGCAAAAACTTGAACGATCAGGACATCTTCCTGGCGCTGAAAGCATTCCAGCGCGCCATCATGCAGAACGGCACCACGGTCGATCTGACTACGCAGCCCTCCGGCCCGCCATCGTAAGGGGAAAGCTATGCGGAAATTCCTTGTTCTCTGTGCGGCGCTGCTTTGGGCCTCGGCCGCTTCCGCCCAGGTCGCAGTTCAGCAATCTCCGACTGCCATCAATGCGGCAACCATCTCATGTGGTTACTCTGCGGCTTTTGCTGTCGCGCAGCAGGAGACAACTACCTGCACGCCGCCGGCCGGGCAGTTCGTCTATATCACCGCCATCGCCTTCGATGTCTGTACCAACGGCACCGGCAGTGCGACCACGCCAACAACATTCACCACGACCGGCATCACCGGGTCGCCGACTTTTGGCATGGCCATCGCCGCCACCGCTGAAATCTGCCAGCATTGGCAAATCCCGTTCGCCACGCCGCTCAAGTCGAGCTCACCAGGGACCGCCGTGACTGTCGTGTCGCCGGCATCGGCTACGAACAACGCCTATCAGGCAACAGTGTTCGCCTACTTCGCGCCGTAATGGAGGCACCGTGAAGGCTTGGCTCCTCCTCGCTGCTCTGGCGGCGCTCATCGTAGCGCCCGCGCTTGGGCAGGCCCCGTTCTCCGGTGCGATCGAGCGGCCGCTCCAGTACCCTTGCCTCAATCAGCAGGGTAAGGCGGCGCCCTGCCAGTTCACCGACATTCCGGCACCGGACGTTGCAGGACCGTTTGTTGCACCGGGTGCCGACAAAAAGGCGCAGGTCGTTACGATCTCGCCGAACAGCGGCGCATCGAACCCCTATCCGACGAATGCCATTCCGACTGTGGCAATCGGAGCCGGCTCAACTGGCGCCGTTACTGCCACCATGCCGGCCGCTGCTGGCCGGACCACCTGGCTGTGCGGCGTTACAATCTCGGCGCTCGGCGGTACGGCCACGGTTGGCCCGGTCACCATCAGCAACCTGATTGGCAATATCACCTTCACCCTTCAGCTTGCGGCAACAGCTTCGGGCAACTTCTTTTCTCAAGGGTTTTCGCCTTGCATCCCCGCCAAGGCGGTGAATACCTCGATCGCGATCGTCACCACGGCGGACGGCACTGCCACGGCTGTGGATGTCAACGCCTGGGGCTACCAACAGTAGGCCAAATCGTCTATTTACTGATTCGCCGTGCAGCCAGCCAGATACCTTTTTGAGACGGCAATAACCGTGCTCCGCAATGGCAGGCGCGAGGAAGCCTGTGAAATTCTGACCGAAGTGCTGCGGCTCGATCCCCGCATTGCCGATGCCTGGGCAGTGCGCGGGCGCCTCGAAGCCGACTGCGGCCGCTCCTTCAATGCCATGCTGCACCACGGCTTTGCCATCCAGCTGGCGTCCGGGCGGCACGACCTGTGGTGCAACCGCGGCATCGATGCCATGGGCGCCCGCATGTACAAGGAAAGCGCCGAGAGTTTCGAGCGCTCGCTGGCGATCGAGCCGACCTTCGAGGCTCATTACAATTATGGCAACCTCCTCTCCGCGCTGATGAAGGTGCCGGAAGCCATCGAGCATTTCGAGGCGGCGGAGAAGATCGGCGGTGTGGACAACCCGCAGATTTATGCCAACCTCGGGGTTGTCCTGATCGCCGAGGGCCGCTGGAAAGACGGCTTCAACCGCTACCGGCATAGATTCAATGCGCCCGGTTTTCCGACGCGGCCAACCTTGAACTATCCGATCTGGCGCGGCGAGCCGTTGGTCGGCAAGACGATCCTGCTCTATACCGAGCAGGGCTTCGGCGATGAGATCATGTCTTATCGGTTCGCGTGGCCGATGAAGCAGCAGCGCAGAGCCCGCGTGATCGTATCCGTTCGGCCGCCGATGTACCGGCTAGCCCGCGAAAGCCTCGGCTTCGCCGATGCGGTGATCCTGCAGTACGATGAACCGCCGTGGAAGCCGGACTATATGGCTGCGCTCCTCGACGTGCCGGCCTTCGTCGACATCGATCCGGCGGAGATCCCGCTTGGCGACAATTACCTCATGGCCAAGCACACCGGCGTCAATCTCAAGTGGCCGGAGGGGCTCAAAGTCGGCCTCTGCTGGGCTTCCGGCAAGCGCGACCTGCAGCCGTCGGTCGCCGATGTGGCGAAGCAAAAGAGCCTGACCTTCAAGCACCTTGCCCCGCTGGCGCGGCCCGGCGTGACGCTTGTGTGCCTGCAGCAGACCCACAATGACAAGGAAGCTTTGGCCGAGCTCGGGGTCAAAGACCCGATGCCGGGAGTGACCGACTTCGCCGACACGGCCTGGTGGATCAGTCAGCTCGACCTGGTGATCACCGTCGATACGGCCGTTGCCCATCTGGCCGGCGCCATGGGCGTGCCGGTGTGGAACCTGGTGCGCTTCGATGCGCTGTGGCCATGGGGCAAGGCGACCTCTGACACACCCTGGTACGACAGCATGACCATCTTCCGCCAGCCGAAGCCGTTCGACTGGGGCACGCCGCTCAAGGCGCTTTTCGCGGAGTTCGAGCACCTGGTCGAGAAGCGCAAGGCCGCCTAGCCTTGGTGCGTTGCGCGGCCCGTGACCTCCACTAATGGGGGGGCATGAGGCGCCCAATGCTTGTCACCACCACTAGCGACTACATCCCCGGCGGTCCTTTTTGGGCGCGGCAGGACATATTCGGCTCAGGTGGGGCCCAATCGATTACTTATGATCCGACAAATTTTCCGGCCAATACGAGGTTGCGTTGGAACTGGCCCGCGCCGAATGGCAGAGTTTACAGCTATCCGGGTTTGGCGTGGGGCAATCAATATTCCGGCGTGGAAGTCATCCCCGGCGTGCAACTCAATGCCTTCAAGACACTTTCTTGCAAGTTCGACTACTCCATTTCCGCCAATCCCGCGCAGTACGACGTGCTGAATGAAATGTGGCTCTATGCTCATCCCCTCCTGCATCAGGCGCCGCCGCCGTCGCCGGCTCAGTTGTTCGAGGTTGAATTGCTGTTGGAGCCGCTGGCCGACGGTTCGGTACCGAGTCAGAATCAATTTTATGTCTACAGCATCACGCAACCGTTCGCAGCCGACGTGCTGGTCAATCCCAAGGCCAATTTCACCCCGGCGGGAACGACCAGTCAATACATCCCGTCAATCCTGATCTACCCGAAGAAGGCGTTGATCGGCAAAGTGACGGTCGATTGGCGGGCGCTTTATCAGCAGTTGATCGCCAAGGGCACGCTGACCGGGAACGAATATGCATATGGCTTTGAATTTGGTGCGGAAGTGTGGGGCGGATCGGGTTCGATGAACATCAGATCGTGGCAAGTCGACTGGAGCTAGGCGGTGCTGAAAATTCTGCCTCCTGTTATACTCCTGTTTGCTCTAGCCGGGGCGGCCTTTGGCCAAAGCATCGAGGGCGGCGGCAGCCCGGTCGTGTCGCCGAACATTTTCCATCCGGTCTCTTCAACAACAACTTTGGACCCCTCCCATTGCGGAACGGGTATCGCGCTCTCGGGGGGGAATCTCGTCGCCACGGAAGGAACGCCCAGCGGCAGCAATGGTGACAACTGCCGCTCGGTCGCTTCTCATTCCAGCGGAAAATTCTACGCTGAAATGACGATTACCAACATATTCGATCTGACTACGATTGCTTTTGGCATAATGAATGCCAGCGGTGGATTGAACAACAGCTTCGTCGGCATGGACACCAATGGCATTGGTGCTTTTACTCAAAGAGTATGGACAGCCGGCTCTGCTGGCGCTCAGTGGGCATCAACCAACCTCGCCCAAGGCGACGTTATTTGCATGGCGGCCGACTTCGACAATGGAAAAATCTATTTCCGGTTGAATGGCGGCAATTGGAACAATAGCGGCAGCGCCAATCCGGCAACGAACACCGGCGGGTTCGCCTTATCTGTTCTCGCCGCCGGGCCATATTTCGCCACCGTGAATATGGAGCTTGCAACTCAGGTCGTGACGCTAGACTTCGGCGCCAGCGCTTTCGCTTTCGCAGCGCCCTCTGGTTTTGGGAGTTGGTGAATGGCTTCCCTTCTCAAGAACGTTGCCAGTCAGAACATCACGTTCGCGCTGATCAATGCCTCGACCGGCGCGGCGCTGACGGGAGCCACTGTGGCGGTGAAGGTTGTGAAAGACAATGGTGCGCAGGCCAGCGGCAGCGGCACCGTGACCGAAGCCGGCAACGGTCAATACAACTACGCGCCTACGCAGAGCGAGACGAATGCCACCGATGTCGGTTTCCTGTTTACGGCAACGAGCGCCGTCCCGGAAAACCTGGACTTCCACACCGACCAGGCGGACGCCAACGGCCTTCCCAAAGTCGATGTCGAGGACATCAACGGCAATGCGACCGCCGCGCAAGCTCTGGCAAAATCCACGCAGTCGATCTGCTGGGGCACATGCTCGGGCGGCTCGACATCGACAGCCGTCGTCGGCACGCTGAACAATCCCTCGTCGCTGACCGACAGCGGCCAGCTGATCGGCCGCACCATCATCTTCCTCGGCAACACCGGCACGGCCAACGTGCAGGCGCAGGCGTCGAATATCACCGGCAGCACCACCGGGCCGACGCCGACGATCAGCTTCACGGCCATGACGCACGCGCCGGCAAACGGCGACGTGTTCGTGATCGTCTAGGGTGCGGCGGTAATGCAGAATAAACCGCCGTGGATACTGCTTATGGGGGCCACGTCGGCGCCTCCAACGACAAACACTCTCGTCGCCGAAGACGGCGTGACTGTCCTTGTTGCCGAGGACGGCACGACTGTGCTTGTGCCCGAGACGTAAATGTCGAGCAAACTTTCTTCGTTTCCACTGGCCACCAGTATCGGTCCCAATGCCGGGCTGGTCGGTTTTGACCCGGCAATTCCTTCTACGGATCAGCTCTTTCCGCCAGCGCTGTTGGCCGGCGTGAATGTTGTTGTATCCACCTCGGCTCTGGCCAATCCGCAGGCCGGACAGCTCTGGTTCAATCCGACTACGCAGTTGTTGTCGGTTGCGCAGATACCATCCTATTCGTGGTCTGAAGATTTGGCGGCGGGGCCTGTTGTACTCTCCGGCTCTGATCGGATAGCAACGAGAAACGATTCCACCTATCCAAACATTGTTTCTCCTGGGGCACAGGCTGGCGTGGCGAGCGCGAGCATTTTGCCCGCAACACAGAAGTATGTGTTCGCCATCACGACGAGCATGGACCTCAGCGGAGACTCCGGCTTCGGCATCGGCAACGATGCGCAGACCCTCGGTAACGGAATGTTCCTTGGTTCTCCTAATCCGTCCGCCGGTATCGCCTACTACGTCGAAAATCTAGCCTTCTATTACTTCGTGAACAATGCGGTTCCCCTTTCCGGCAGCAGCACGATCGGTAACGGGCTTAACTACGTCGCGATTGATCCCGTTGCGAAAAAGATGTGGGTCAAGCCAAATGGCGGTAATTGGAATGGTAACCCCGCCAATAATCCTGCCGCCGGCACCGGCGGTGTGTCTTTCACCTTTGACGTGACTACCGCGAGGATCATTGCGCAGCTTTGGGTGAACGGCGATGCCGCGACGATCGACCCGGCGGCGGCGGGGTTGTCTGTTCCCGCTGGCTTCACTCCGCTGTCGCAGATCACATTGTGGCAACCGCTGACCTACAGCAATCCGAGTGCGATTAGCGCTGGCTGGGTTAACATCAATGACAGCTTTGGAGCAGTTGGGGATGGGGTGGCCGACGACGGCCCAGCTTTCCAAAGGTTTACCAAGGCGTACCAAGGAAAGGAAGTCTGCCTCTTTTTGCCGCCGGGTAAGCACTACCGTTCAGGGTCAAATTGGCTTGGGCTCTGGATGGGGATCAAAAAACTGACGATTATCGGCTATGGCGCGACTCTCGACGCGATAAATTCATTTGGTGGCGTCAATGACAGCGCCTCTTATACAACGGCACTTTCCGGGTTCATCGCAACCGCGAATGCGGGCGATACTCAGCTAACGTTGTCTGACATTGGCGACGCCTCCAAATTTACTGGTGGCGATTGGATCATGGTGGGTGCCCTCAGCATGGAAGTAGGCGGAAACTCCATCCCGCCGACCTTTCAGTATTTCGAGTACGTGCAGATCACAACGATCAGCGGGACGACTGTTTTCCTGGACAGCCCCCTTAAAGGCGGCCCATATAAAAGCACTTATCCATATTACACGGCCACCAACACGTCCGGCCAGAACGAGGGCGGCCCCGCTAGAATCTATCGAATGCCCCGCGGCACTTGGGATGCGGATTTTCTCATCTGCGGGGTAAAATTTCTAAACTTGGCGGATTTCACCAACATCCGCGATATTTATTATAAAGATTGCAGTTGGCCCGGGTTGCAGTCAACTAACCGGCCCAATCCCACAGTCTGCCGATATGTTACCTGGGATAATTGTCTGATAGAGGGCGGCAGCGAGATCGAGCTTGATAAGAATTTTGAACGGCTGGTGTACCGCAACTGCAAAATTGGCGGATATTACAATACTTTGTTGTTCCAGAGCGGATCGATTAATCAACTTATCATCGAAGGTTGCGATATTGAAACTCTCGCGGGCACGCCTAAGAACACCTACATTCGGGATTCTTACATAGGCTCACTCATTCCAACACCACGCGTTTCCGGCGTCATGGAAAGTTTGTACGTCGAGAACAGCTATATAGGCGACATCAGCTTTACGGGCTGGAGTAATGCTTTTGGCGGGGCCGAGCTGCTTTCAGCATACACTTTCTCAAACGGCACCTTCAGCAAAGCAAACACTGGCGGCGTCAGTCAAGTGCCCTGGGCCTGTCCGGGAGCCAAATGCTTCTTTCAAGGCGGTGGCGGGTTTAATTTTTCGCCCCCATTCTTCACCGTGCTGGATGTACGGGGGGACAGCTCAACGGTGCCAAGTACAGGCAATGTTCACATCGACACGACGCTTGCATCGTTACCTACATGGACCCAGGGCACCGACCCCAGCTCCGCGTTTTTGCCCACAGTCATATCGCAGCACCCCTATGGAAAAATAACATTCAAGAATTGCCGCGGCGCACAACTCGTGCAGAATTGGGAGAACAACAGTAATCCGTTCAAAGACGAAGGAGTCGGGTTCTCGTATTCACGCATCGTGCTGACCGGGAACAGACTTTCGCAGTCCGCTCCCAACAGCGAAACCTATGGCACTCTCGTGTCGATCAACATCAATGTGCTGCGCGCTTATACCGGGGCCAATGGTTCGGAGAACGTGAATTTTGCCGGGTTCAACACTTACCCCGGCGGAACTTTTGCCGGCGCGGCTTCACCCACTCTTGTTGTCAATGCCAAGACAGCCGGGGTGCGCTCGTGGGCGGCGGGCGCGTGGACTGGCGGGGTCGCCGGCGACACGCTGCCGGCAATTACCAGTGGGACGTGGTTGTACGGGTTGGTCGAATGGTTCTTCGATACCGATATGTCGGGCGATAATCTGAGTCAGACACCTATCGTCGTTATCGAAACCATCACCGACGCAGGCATCATCAAATACGATCTGCTGCAATACGGCACCGCCATTGTGAAATCCTAAAACGCCGATGAGGATGATCTAGCCATGCCGGAGTTTCTAAACCCCGTCGACATCGGCAACCGTGCCCTCGATCATTGTGGCGCCGATGCCATGGATCAGACGGCTGGCTTCACCGAGCAGAGCCAGCGCGCCCGCCTGGTCGCCCGCACCTACGGCAAACTACGGCGTGCCGAGCTCCGCGAGAACGTCTGGACCTTTGCCACGCGCAGGTCGGCACTGCGTTCGATCGATTCCAATACCGCTTTGCTCGCACCGACGCTATGGAGCTCGGCCGTCACCTATTTTGCCGGCTCGATCGTGGTCGACGCCTCCGGCACGATTTGGGAATCCGTGCTCCGGGACAACCTGAACAACCAGCCGCAGAACACGGCTGCATGGACTCCCTACTTCGGCCCGATGACGGCGGCGCTCTTCGATTCCGGCGCCGTCTACTTCTCCGGTGAGATCGTCTACACCGCGGCCGGCGATGGCACGGTGCTCATTTACAAGGCCCTCGTCGACAACTCGATCCATCCGGCATTGCCGAACCTGTGGTCGGTGAATACGACCTACATGACCGATCAGGTTGCCGTGGTGTTCCCGGCTTATGCGTCCGGCACGGCCTATGCTGCTGGTCAGAGCGTCACCGGCACCGACGGCAATGTCTATTCGTCCCTGGCCGGCAGCAATATCGGCAACACACCGCAATCCTCGCCGGCCAAGTGGCAACTGATGCCGACACTGACGCTGCCCTCGGTCATGTTGCCGGCCACTGCTTTCTCGCCGCCGATACTGCCGGGCACGACGCCGATCGACGAGTGGCACCGGACAGCCACCTATTCGTCCGGCTCCTTTGTCATGTTCAACGGCTCGATCTACCTCGCGATCGCGTCCGCCAACACCGGCAACGTGCCGAACGCGGCCCCCTCGGCCTTTTGGGTGCTATGCTCCGGCGCTACGGCTTATTTGAGTTTGGCCGATTTCAACACCGGCAATCCGCCGGCGACCTCGCCGGCGCAATGGACGAGCACTTTCGTTCAGGGCGCCGGCAATCCGCTGTTGGTCCAGATCGGCGGCGCCGGCTTTCCGAGCGGCGTCGGGCTTACAGCCTTGAACGTGTCCTATCCGCTTGGTGAAGGGTTCAACCTGCAAACGGGGAAGCAAAATCTGTTTCGCCTGCCGGCCAACTACCTGCGCCGCGCGCCGCAGATGCCGAAGGCCGGCAACTTCTCCTGGCTCGGCGCACCGGGCAACCTGCCGCTCACCGATTGGACCTATAGCGGGCAATACATCACGTCGATGGACGCCGGGCCGATCGTGTTCCGCTTCGTCGCCGACGTGCAGGATGTGACGCAGTTCGACGATATGTTCTGCGAGGGGCTGGCGGCCCGCATCGGCATGGAGATCGCGCCGGGACTCACGCAATCCGAGGGTAAGATCGGCACAATCGCCAAAGTCTACGATAATTTCATGACCCGCGCCCGGACGGCGAACGCCATTGAACAAGGGCCGGAGCAACCGCCGCTCGACGATCTCATCGCCTGCCGGTACTGACATGGGCGAAACCGCTTACGTCCAACCTGGCTTTCACGGCGGGGAGTGGTCACAGACCTACCAGGGCCGGCACGACGATCCGCATTACCGGATCGCGATGAATGTCTGCCTCAATATGTTCCCGACCGAGCAGGGTGCAATCGCGCGCCGCAGCGGCTCGATGTTTCTGCAGACCACACGCGGCGGCGCGCCTGGCCGGATGCTTTCGTTTGCGGTGAACGAGAGCGAGCCGCTGATGCTCGAATTTACCGACGGGTTCCTGCGGGCATATGCCTTCAATGGCGTCAACGTCGCGCTCTGTACCACGAACGACGCGCAGACGGTTTCCTCGATCTCGACGGCTAATCCGGCTGTCGTGCAGACTTCGATGGCGCATGGCTGGTCGACCGGCAATACGGTGATGTTCAGCGGTCTCGGCTTCAACAATCCGCTATTGCAGAACCGTCAGTTCCTGATCACCGTTACCGACTCGACGCACTTCTCCCTGCAGGACGCCATCACCGGCGCCAATATCAACGGTGCAACGCTCGGCGCTTTCGTATCCGGCACAGTGTCGCGCGTGCTTGAATATACGACGCCGTACAATCTCAAGTCCTGGCAGAGCATCATATCGGTCCAGGCGGAAACGCAGGCCGTCCTGCTCAACGGCGCGCAGCCTCAGGTGCTCGATCTCACGTCGGTTCCCGGCGTCATTCCGCCGGTGTTCACCATGCTGCCGTCCGAGTTTGCCGATGGGCCTTATCTCGATCCGTTCAACGGCTCGATCGTCACTTACAATGCGCAGCAGGGCAACGTCACGCTGACGTTTTCTTTCCAGGTGTATTCGGCGACGACTTCCTACAGCCTGAACGATTATGTCGTTTCTGCCGGCCAAGGCTATCAATCGCTGCAGG